CATTTTCCCCAACGTCTGGTAGTTAGTTATAACTATCTGCCTATTAGTCACCACTAACCTCACATATAAACAACATTCAATGCATAACGTCGTTATATAACGCATTTATCAACTCAACTGTTAGTAGAAAAATTTGTCCTCAAAATCAACTAACAGTATCTTCACAACAGCCCCTGAAAGTGCTATTATATACTTGTAAAGAGGAAGGAAAACCTCACAAAACCAGAAAGGGAACTACAATGAATAAATCAATTATCACCCGCGAAGGTTGGCACATCACCCGCGATGGTTTCCGGTACTATGTTGAGGGTGGCAGAATCATTTACGGGATTGCAACCCTTTATGATGGTACGGAGGTAAAGGTTTTTCCGTTCAAGGTTCAGAAAGACCACGGTTTAATTATTGGCTACGACCGAGTTGAACCGCTTGCCCGTTATTACAATTTAACACGTTACGACTGGAGACAATAACTGGAGGTGAAACGAAATGTTACTAACAGCAATCATGCTTGTAATTCTTGTAACATGGGGGTTGCAACAATGAACAAAAGAAAACGCCGATATAAAGTTATAACGTTATCCATGTATCCCGAAGATTTGAAGCGACTAAAAGAAATTTGCGACATTAGCAGAATGGACAATCTTTCAAAGACTGCCCGTCTCTGCATCAAAACCGTTTATAACGAACTGTTAAGAAGGGGGATTGTAAAGAATGGCAAGGTGGAATAAACGATTCGCGCAAAGTACGGCGCTTGAAAATCGCCCGCTTCCAGCGTCTGTGTATGTAGGCACGAAAATTCCAAAAGAAGGGCTGACACTCAAAGCCGTCAGGAAGGAAATGAAAGCGTTAATTGACCTAATGGATAAGCGCTTCAAGGCGGCAAAGAAGAAGGGCATTGAGTACGAAAGCATTAAACAGTATGAGCGCCATTATTGGGATAAACCCTCCACCGTGCGGACGGTGGAGGAAGGCGTCAGGCAGATTCGCGCCATGTGGAAAGTTGTTAGCGGGACAAAAACACCAAAACAGTTATTTGTGGCACAACAAAACCAATGGAAACGCGAATATGAGACACTTTTACAGCGTGGATGGTTTACTGAAGAAACATTCACATATGAGGATTTTCTGCAATTCCGAAAATTTTTCGCGGTTTACGCTGACGCGAATAAAGAAGCACAATACTATTATATACTGCAAGATATTGTCGATGTGTCGCAGGAAGGCACGACCCGTGTTAAGAGGAAATTCGCTAAATCGGACTGGGAGGACTTGATAAAGCGGTGGGATTACTGGAAGCGTCAAGCGGACAAAGCACGGGCGCGATACAAAGAACGTCTTAAAGCGGGTGAATTTGTAAGCGGTTCGACCGTTCGTGCAATATTGGAAAAAGCCAAAATGGAAGGGAAGATTTAGGAATGTTAAGCGTATATGATGGAATCCAAAAAGTAACGGCGTTAGCGCCTGATAATCCACGGGCTAAAATCGTATACGCTAATGCAATGATGGCGTTTGACATAGAGACAACCCACGTTGAAGATGACAACGCTATAATGTACATTTGGCAGTGCGGGCTTTATGTTGGAGGAGAATACTATATAACATATGGTAGAACGTGGGAAGAATGGACTGCATTACAGGAAGCAATAAATGCGCGACTTGGCGGAATTACAATAATTTGTCTCGTTCACAATCTTTCCTATGAGTTCCAATTTCTTGCCGGGCTTTACGAATTTTCCGATGTGAAATGCCTTAAAGCCCGGAAAATACTATCCGCTACATGCGGGTGCATTGAGTATCGCTGTTCCTATATTTGGACAAATAAAACGCTTTCAAAATTTCTGAAGGAAATGAATGTCCAGCACGTGAAGAAATCGGGTGCGGAATTTGACTATTCTAAAGCCCGTTATCCGTGGACAAAACTTTCAGAAGCGGAGATTGAATATTGCCAAAATGACGTTATCGGTTTACTTGAAGCTGCCGAAAAGAAGATTTCGCAAGATGGCGACACTCTCTATACAGTTCCGCGCACGTCTACTGGATACGTGCGCCGTGATGCAAAACAAGCGTTAAGCCAAACACCACTTGGAGCGCTTAAACCCACAGAAGATATTTACAGAAAACTTCGCAAGGCGTTCCGAGGTGGAAACACGCACGCGAACCGGTATTTCGTCGGCAAGGTTTTGACGGGCGTGCAATCGGTCGACCGTTCATCAAGCTATTCTGACGTTATGCTGAATAATAAGTTTCCCATGAAACCATTCAAGAAATGCCCAGATGGAATAGCAACTATTAGGAGGGCTTTTTCATCCGGGCTTGCAATTCTTTGTACGATGAGCATAACAGCTGCCACCTTGCGCAATCCGTTGTGGGGGTGTCCTTATATACCTGTTAGCAAATGCCAAATGCTTATAAATTCTGCGGAAGATAACGGACGAGTGCTTGAAGCGGATGTGCTGACGATTGAAGTAACAGAAGTAGATATACAGATAATTATTGAAGAATATGATGGCGAATTTGATTTTACCGATATATACACGGCAGAGAAGGACTATTTGCCAAAACCGTTTACGGATTGTATAAAACGCTATTATACAAACAAAACTTCGCTTAAAGGGATTTCCGGGAGTGAATATGAATACATGAAAAGCAAGAATTTGTTAAATAGTCTGTACGGCATGACAGCCACAGACCCCGGAAAAGATGATATTATATTCGACGGCGGGGAATACATTCAGAAGGAAACGGACGTAATTAAAAATATAAAAAAATCATTCTTACCATATCAATGGGGCGTATGGGTAACGGCATACGCACGGCTTGAGTTGGAGGAAATGATAAAGATTGCGGGGAATAATTTTGTTTATGGCGATACGGATAGCTGTAAATATATAAAATCACAATCAATTAGTTATGAAGACTATAATAATAGGCACAAATCAGCATCCCTTGCGCATGGGGCATGTGCCGTAGACCCAAACGGAATAATGCATTATATGGGTGTTGCAGAAACAGAGGGGGAATATTACCAGTTTTTAACATGGGGGGCGAAAAAATATGCATCACAGGATGAACAGAGGCATATAAATATAACTATTGCGGGTGTACGCAAAAATTCCAGCAAAAACGCATCGGGTGAGATTGTGGAATGGGGAGGTGGTGACGAACTGGAAGAAGCAGGTGGACTTGTAAAATTCGCTCCGGGGTTTGTTTTCAGAAAATCCGGCGGGCTTGAAAGCGTTTACAACGACCATGTATGCAAGACAATTAGCGTTGATGGGCACGAGTTGAAAATAACCCGAAATGTATGCTTGCGCCCGTCAACGTATGCAGTAGGGATTACTAATAAATATGCGGACTTGATTGGAGCGTTGCAGAACAGTTATATAAGCATTGACGCCGACCGTAATTTGTGCTATAATCTTATTAGGCGATAACCGCCGAACAAATATTAGGAGGCTGTATCATGAGTAACACGAAGACTAATCAGAGCATTTCCCCGGCGGAACTGTACAAGCTGACGCTTTCTCGCGATGGGCACACCATGTCGGAGTTGATGGGCAAGACTGTTCGCGTTGATGCGTGGGCGGTGGCCGAAACGGTTGACAGCAACGGAGAGTATAAGCCCCGTTGCGGGATTATTGTCGATGGGGTGCCCTACATCACGAATGGCAGAGCGTTCAGCGAACGACTTCTTGCTATTGTTGATTATCTGGGCACGGCAGGTATGGACGATGTGGGTTTTAACCTTCAGGTTACGCAGATTCGGAGTAAGAATAACCGCAACTATACGTCTTGCGAATTGATTTTCGATTGACGCATAAAAGGCAGGGCGAATAACCCTGCCTTTTATTTTTAGGAGGGCGTATGAATAACCTATTTTTGGTAAATGGCTATGTTGACATGGCACGAATCATAGAGCAAAAATATCCATTTATACTGATGACGGGTGCGCGCGGAACGGGCAAGACGTACGGCGCACTTAAATATGTGATTGAGCACAAAATGAAATTTATCTATATGAGGCGGACAAAACTGCAAGCGGATGTTATCAGTGCACCGGAAATGTCACCGTTTGCACCAGTGTGTGATGACATCAACGTCCCATTTGAAATGGATAAAGTTTCTAAAGAAGCAACCGCAGTATATATCAATGAGGAAAGCATCCCTGCCGGGTATATCATGGCACTGTCTGGCGTGTCAAACATTCGTGGCTTTTCAGCGCATGATATAGAAATTATTATATTTGATGAATTTATACCAGAATCACATGAGCGCAGAATAAAAAATGAGGGTGATGCATTTTTTAACGCCTACGAAACAATAAACCGCAATCGTGAACTTGATGGTAAACCTCCTGTGAAATGCCTTTGCCTTGCGAATAGCAATAGCATTGTAAACCCGATTTTCCAAAGTTTAGGGCTTATCACGATTGCTTATAAGATGGCAGAGAATGACACGCAGGAATATAAAGACGGTGAACGAGGATTGTATCTGATAAACTTGCGCAATAGCCCTATCAGCAAGAAGAAGGGAGAAACCGCGCTTTATCGGCTTCTAAGGGATAATAAAATAAAAGATATGTCGTTGGAAAACCGGTTTTTGGATAAGCCTGTATTGCAGACCATGAGCGCGAACCTAAAAGAGTACACACCGGTTGTAACTTGCGGTGAAATTACCGTTTACAGGCACAAGAGCAACCACACATATTATATCAGCCCACACGGGCAAGGAACACGCCCGATATACAGTACAACGGAAAATGATTGTTTACGTTTTCGCACGCTTTATCGGTATCTGATGCTGGCATATATTGACAGGAAAATATTTTGCGAATCCCCTGCTTGCGAAATTGTTTTTTGTCAATATTTTGGAATAGTTAAATAAGTCTTGACAAATTGTAAAAATTATGATACATTAGTTGTGGCAATAGGGAGGCTCGAACGACAACCCCGGAAGGGTGAGCATGGCATAGTCGTATGCCGCGAACCCTATTGCTATTTTATTTCCGGGAATACGGGAGGTGCTGATATTGTGGATGTGACTGCAATCACGCAACTTGTAACTACGGTTGGATTTCCCATTGCTTGTACATTTGTCTTGTTTTCCTATCTTAACAAGGAGCGGGAACAGCACGCTGCTGAAACAAAAGAACTAAAAGATGCGCTGAACAATAACACGTTGGTTATCCAAAAATTGATTGATAAAATGGATGGTGATGCAAATTGACTGCGGCAGAATGGGCGGAAAAAATCAGCGCAGACCGTAATACTCTAATCGGCATCCCATATGCAACGCTCGATTGTCAAGCATTTGTCGAATTTTGCCTAAAAAAATACGCAGGAATTTCCAGAAACTGGCGCGGCTCAAATGACATGTGGCGCAACGCTGTGCATGATAAGTTGGCAGATTTTGGAAACATCGAAGATGGCGAATGGGTATTTACCATCAAAAATGATGGCAAAGAACCTAAGCGTTACACCGATGGTGTAAACGCTGCACACGTCGGCATCTACATCGGCAATGGGGAGGTTATGCATTCTACCACAGGGGGAGTACAAATGGATAAAATTACTAATACACGCTGGACACATCGCGCGAAAGCAAATTGCCTTGATTATGCTAAGGATGTAACGACAACTGAAAATAGTTTCAATGCCCTATATAACGACCTTGTAGCACTTGTAAATAAATATGGAGGTAACAAACAATGAATGTATCTGACATTTTGACGCTGGCAAAAGCTGGATTTACGGCAGAGCAAATCGGGAAGCTGATGACCGTAGATGCACAGGCACCGGTGCCGGCACAGGCACAGGCGCCGGCACAGGCACAGGCACCGGCACAGGCACAGGCACAGGCGCCGGCACCGGCACCGGCACAGGCACCGGATAATACACAGGCGCAGTTTGACAAGGTTTTCCAGCAGATTGCGAACCTTACGGGAATTGTGCAGAGGGGAAACATCGCAAACGCGCATCAGCCGGATTCACAGCCGCTGACGGCGGAGGATGTTCTTTCGGAAATCATCCGCCCGAACTAATGGAGGTGTTAAAATATGGCTAATACGCTTAGTATTGATAAAATTAGTACCCTGCTTAAAGCAGTTCTCAAGGATGCAACCGGGCAGGATACAGCCGCGCTTGACACTAAGCAGTTGTTGACGCTCGGACAGAAGGCGCTGAAAACAGGTGCTGACCCTGTAATGAATGCAATTTCGCAGATGCTATCGCGAACAATTTTTTCCAGCCGCCCATACAAAGCGAAGTTTGAGGGTATGCGGATTCCCGGCGACCAGTGGGGAAATTGGGTGAGGAAAATTAAGACGATTGATGACCCGGACGACCTTACCGACAACCCTTACTGTGATTTGACCGACGGGCAGAGCGTCGACCAGTACACGATTCACAAGCCTAAGGTTGCACAGTTTAACTTCTACGGACAGCAAAGCTACGAATACGAAAAAACGATTTTTGAAACGCAGTTAAACACGGCGTTTAATTCAGCAGAAGATTTCGGTGCATTTATTTCGATGATTCTTACAAACATGAATAACAAAATCGAGAAGACGCACGAAGAAACCGCGCGCGCGACCGTTGCGGGTTTTGCCGCCGGCAAGATTGCGCAGAATGCCGATGTTATTCATCTGCTGACGGAGTACAACACCGCGACTGGACTGGAACTGACTGCCACGACCGTAATGCAACCGGCAAACTATAAGGCGTTTACCCAGTGGGCGTTTTCGCGCCTTGCTAACTTGTCCGATATGCTGACGGAGTATTCCAGTCTTTACCAGACCAATAGCGCAGATGGCGTATTTCTCCAGCACAGCCCGAAATCCGCACAGCGCGTGTATCTTAACTCTATGTTTATGCATCAAACCAACATGATGGCGCTTGCGGATACGTACCACGATAATTTCTTGCGTATGGCGGGTGATGTTGAATATGTCAATTTCTGGCAGATTATGACTGACCCCCAGAAAATCAACGTTGTAAAGCCGCAGTACCTTGCGGCTGACGGTACTATCGCCACTGCAACGGAAGACGTAAATCAGGGCAATGTTCTCGGAATTATTTGTGACCGTGACGCATTCGGGTATAGTCCAATTCTCATGCGGCAGAGGGTGACGCCTCCTAACGCGAAGGGCGAATATTACAATATTTTCTGGAAGTACAACGAGCGGCACGCCATCGACTTTACTGAAAAGGGTATTGTTATTCTGATGGATTAACTTAATAGTAATAGCCCTGTATTTGCACAAAACAGGCCCTATAAGGCGCCCAAGTTAATACCATAGCAATACAGGGCTATTGCTTTTGAGGCGATTCTGCGCGATTTTCCAAAATGTGTTGGTAAATAACTTTACCAGAAAATACAGGAGGTGCAACATGGCAGGAGATAGACAGAGGATGCCCGGTAGCAACATAGTCCCTGCTGTGGACAGCACAGCAACACGCTATCCCCATTGGTACAAGCCATTTCGGTTGCCACAGGAGTGGTATTATAGTATATACGATGACCCATATTTTGACTATCAAGACCACGAGACAGCGAGCGAAACAAACGGCATACTTATTGCAACTGGGCTGTATAAAAACGGTTGGAAAATCCCCCAAATATCCGCAATTCTTGGGAACATGTGCCGTGAATCTACGCTTAACCCTGCATTGTGGCAGGGCGGTCATGCGCCAAGCCCCGACCCAAATAATTACAAACAGAACACAGAAAAGAAATACGGTTTTGGGCTTGTACAATGGACAGGAGCGGATAAATATATAGATTGGGCACTTGAAATATTTGGAACAAATGGGGCATATGCTGGGCTTGATTGTTGGTATAATGGTAGTATCCAGATAGCGCGCATTATGTACGAGGTAGAACACAATTATCAGTGGGAAGGCGGCACAATATACCCGGATTTCCAAGATTTTTACTTTTCGGACAGCACAGATATTGAGCAGTTGACAAAGAGTTTTTGTCTTTGCTATGAGCGACCTGCAATTACGGACTGGGAAGCAACAAGTAAATATCGTATTCAGTGGGCGAATTATTGGTACAATAAATTACAAAAAATCAATCTGAATAGCTTGCCCATTTGGTTTATCTGCAAAGCGGCTAATAAATGGAGGTGAAATAATGGAAGCATGGTTTACAAATGTCGGGAAACGCAGAAATTCAACCTACACCCCATCGGTAACATCTTATGAAGATAGCCTAAAGTTTGATGTTGTGCTGAAGGATAATACAAATGTGCAAAATCCTGTTATTAGCCTGATTTGGTCAAACAACCGTTATCCGCCACAAAACCTTAATTATGTATTTATTCCATTGTTCGGGCGCTCATATTTCGTGGAAAATGTCACGTTCGAGCGTAACAGGGTATTTTTTACACTAAGTACCGATGTTTTAGGGTCTTTTTGGGGGTTGCTGAAGAAGTCGACACAATACGTTATTAGGTCAGCAAGCAAGTATAATTCGCGGATTATAGATACTTCTTTGCCAATTTTGGCAAAAGGGGAAAAGCAAACCTACGAAATAGATAACACTGGATATGTAACAGTTATGTCTGAAGGATGGTATGTTGTAGGTATCATCGGCGCGGAAGGTAACGCAGTTGGTGCTGTATCGTACTATGTGATGACACAAACACAATTTACATATTTTAGAAGCAAGTTACTGACTGATTATAGTTATATGGGCGTAAATGTCGCAGAAATTTCGGCGGAACTGTTAAAAGCTATTGTAAATCCTTTCCAATACATCGTATCTTGTAGATGGTATCCGATAAAGCCTCCGACATTAGACACTTTAACAACTGTTAAAGTTTCAGGTTGGGAATTGGCGGGCACATCCGCGCACCTGTTATCTTCATCAACCGTTACAACAAAATCTTTTTACTGCGGCACTGGATATATTAAACAGGATGAATGGAAAAATTGCTATCCGTATAGGCAAATAGCAATCAATCTTGCTCCGTGGGGGTATTTTCAAGTCGACACAACATCGCTAACAAAATATGGCGAAACTATAAAAATCATGGCATATATAGATTTTACAACCGGAGGTTCAATCGCTTATTATTTGTGCGGAGCGGAGGCTATCAAATATCACGTGTTAGGAGTTCGAGAAGCGCAATTTGGAGTTGATATTCAGTTGGCACAAACTGGATATGGGCAAGATGTTATTTCAATAGCTGGAAGCGTCGCAGCCGGTGTAGGCGGCGTCGGTGCTGCGATTTTGGGGGATTCAACCGCACTAAATAGGGTAACTGATAGTATTAATAATATAGCTGCATCGGTGTCAGATGGTTTCGGCTCCGTATCCTCATATTCAGCAAACGCCTCTATTGCAAAATACGCAATGCCGCAATATGTAGATGTTGTATATACATATACTGCTGAACAAAATGCCAAAATAAATGGGCGTCCTCTTTGCGCAACAGTTAAATTGGAAACCTTATCAGGATATACGCTTATAAATAATCCCGATACTTCGGCAGTAACCAATTGTTACGGAGAAGAACGCGATGAACTAACACGCTATATGCAATCAGGATTTTATATAGAGGAGGCTGAAACCGGTGAATAATCCACCCTTTGATTACAATCGCATCAATGCCTATGAATCGAGTATTTCCCCCTCTACTTGCCACACAAAAAACACAGCGATTTTCCAATATTACCAACGCTATTTATTCCAGAAGTTGACAAGCCAATTCAAATGGCGCTTGCCCGAAGGTTGGAGCGATACCTATTTCCTTGGTTGTTTATACGCATGGGGAAGCGTGGCGATTTTTAACAGCAAGCGTTACGGTGTAATACCGCAGGCTGGCGCATTGTATGGATACAATGTTTTCTATCAACCAACAACTGTTTTGATTGCAAACCCGCTTCTTCCTCCGATGCGCTTGCAAATCGACAAGGATTGCGTTCTTTTCCGGCTACAACGCGATTATCACGGCGCATTAGACATTGTTAATTATTACGCTGACTTGCTTGCAACATCCGTTGAATCGCTTGCAATGAACATAATGAACTCTAAACTTTCCTATGTGTTCGCTTGCGGTTCAAAAAATGCCGCACAAACTGGAAAAGAATTGATGGATAGGGTAACATCTGGTGAATTAGCTGTATGGGTGGATAACGCCCTTTTTAACGATGATGGTTCACCATCGTGGGCGCCGTTCGCGCAAAACGTAGGGCAAAACTATATCGCGGACAGAATACTTTCCAACATGAGGCAAATTGAAGCAGAATTTGACACCCGTGTAGGGATTCCGACTTGTAACACCGACAAAAAAGAACGGTTGATTACAGCTGAAGCGGAACGGAACGACGTTGAAACGGACGCAATCGTTGCGCAATGGTTCGATACCATCCAGGAGTGCATCCGCAACGTACAGAATGCGTTCGGTGTGGCAATCACTTGTGAGCGACGTTATCCGATTGAGCATAAAACAAATGGAGGTGATAAGATTGAGCGTGATGCTGGCTACAATGTATAATTTTGACCCTTCCATCTTTGACGGCGTGGAATTTCCTTCTAATATATCGGTGCAAGATTTCGTCGATTCACTCCTGATGCAGTGCGGAGAAATGCCTGTTCTTTATTCGTCCCCACCTTTGCTTAAATCACTAATTAGGGTATGGTCACAAATTTCGCAATATACATGGGCACGCCTTGCCAAAACACTAACGGCGGAATATAATCCAATAGAAAATTATGACAGAATGGAAGAATGGGAGGACAGCACCACAAACATTTCGCACTATACAAATTCTGCAAATAACACTTCCAGTGGCTCAACAAAAGAACAGGTTTACGGTTACAATGATTTACAAAACCCGGCGGACAATAGCGCAAGCACCAGCGCAAGCACAAGCGCGGAAACAAGCGATAGTGCCGGGACAGGCACAAGCGCAGGAACTCGAAAAGGGCGGGCGCACGGTAACATCGGTGTAACCACTACGCAAGAAATGCTGGAAAGTGAACGGCGTGTTGCAATGTTCAACTTCTATGATGCGGTTATTCGGGATTTTCAGAAGCGCTTTTTAATTTGGGTGTATTAACAGGAGGTGTAAAATATATGGGTATTTGGGAACAATTCCCGTTTACGAATTTCCACGAACAGAATCTTGATTGGGCTTATAATTCAATCAAAGAACTTGATGGAAGAGTTGACACGCTGGAAAAGAGCGGCAATGTAAGCAAAGAATACGTGGACGAACAGGATGCGGCGCTTGACGAAAAAATCAGCGGCGAACGTTCCGCGCGAACAACCGCAGACCAACAACTCCAAAATCAGATTACAGCGCACACGACAAGCATCAGCGGTCTTAATGGAAGAATGGTTGAGGCGGAAAAGAACATAGGCGTGAAGCAGAATGTGCCTAATTTCAGAAGCATTTGGAGCACAATTGGTGATTACGATGCTACACAGGCAATCGGCAGTAAGTTGCTTCAAGTTCAGACGGAGGGCAAGGAAAATCATCGTTCTATTGCTGGAACTGCTGGCGTGTATGATATTACTAAAGGCACAATTCAGGCGCGTCTAAATACAATCGAGGACGCGCTGAAACCCGGTTCGCTCGTAAAACAGAACAGCACAGCGATTATCTCCATTCCGGCAAATACGGCAAGAGGTACGAAGTTTAAACCCACGGCGGCTATTCCAGAATTTGACTTTGCCATTGCGGAACGTGAAACGGCAAAGTCAACGGCTGTTGGAAACTCTGACAATATTATTCTGCTATGTTCGCCTCTGATTACCGAAACTGGTGCTAAATACAATTCTTACGTAATCGAAGCTAATTGCAAGGGCGAAAACACAGCTGATTATATGCGCGTTCGTGTTAGAACATTTGTATTCGTGGCAGGAAATGCCATCGGGGAACAGTACGCAACTACATCATATGTAGATGAAAAAACTGAACAGCTTGCAACAGAATTGGGTAACGTAGAGGCGGAAGTGCAGGATGCGTACACCAAGGCGGAGACGGCGGACAACAACGCCGCAATTGCCAAGTCAACCGCAACAACGGCGGCTTATACGGCTTCCACTGCACTGGAAAAAATCGGAACGAAACCAGAAGAATCAAAATATAACACCATCTGGGAAACGCTGGGAACGTGGTCGGAAAATGTCCCCATGGCGCTCAGAATTAATCCTGCCTATAATTGGAGCTGGAACAATCGGTCTGCTATCAATGGTACGGCGGATTATCCTACTGACAAGGCGTCCATCAATTCCCGACTTTCCGATTTAGAGACAGCAATTTCCAAATTCCAGAATATGCCAAAAATTGCGAGGGGAAACGTTCTTGCATACCAAGACCAAGACACCATTATTGATTATCAGTCGGCGGGATTTACCGAAATTCCGACCGTGGTTGCGACTTATGCAAACACTGGGGCTGTTGCAGATAGTGTAACACGCAGTCAGTTAATTTTCGCCAAAACTACAAGTTCAGCAAAAATCAGGCTTTCCGGTACATCGACGCATGAGCAGTTCGCCGTAGACTGGATTGCAGTTGGTATATAAAATAAGAGGAGGGGAGTGCCCTCCTCTTATTTATTCGCCCCACACGGTGAGGTGTAAGCCATCCCTGACACGGGAAGCAACCCAACGATAACCCCCCTCCCGGCGTCGACGATACAATTTTGTGTAATGCACCTCCGGGTTACACTCTATTGCCATCTCCATAGCCTTAACAGCGCTCACCCGGCTGAAAAACTGGAATCTGGTCTTTCCACCTGCTTTGGCAAACAGTTCGTTTCCTTCATAATCGAGCCGGACAAGGATGTAATTAGCGTTCATCTGATTTCCTCCCATTATACACTCTTTTTATCACACGACCATTTAACTGTATTTCTTTTGCTACATAACGTGGGTCATCTCCTTCATGCCTAATGAGGGCGCGGCAAAGTTGTTCCGCCTCATTAATCCCACCTTCGCCGCTCATATCATTAAGTGTAAATACGCCATCTTCCCACAAAATTAATGCCATAATCTCCATGTAATCACCTCTCATAGATTCGTACCTGCTCCACCCCATGGAGCGGTTCGGCGATTGAACGCGCCATGAACTCCGCGCGAGTTATTCGGTTTACTATATTTGTGTCCTCCCACACTGTCCAATAATAGTAAGAATTTGTAAATGTGTAACCCTTGCGGTGCAAGTCGGCGATTTGCTCACGAGTTAGTTTTGCCTGTTTCATCATGCACTCCCTTCCCACGGGCTTCTTGCCGCTTTGATATAATTTCACGGGTGATAGCCCGTGCAATGGCAAGTAGGGCTTCGCGTTCGTCTGAGCTGAAACCCTTGTAACTTCGGCGTGCTAAATCTGTTATTTGGGTGAGTGTTTGGGCGCGGAGATATTGCACTGCCGCAAACGGAAATCAGACATATTTCTTGACCTCCCCATTAGGCAGACGCAGATAAACGCGCTCCCAGCCGTGAGGGTTAATGTCGCTTGCGTCAGCCAAAGCCGCAGACGTGTCAAGAGCATCCAGGGCAATGCGGTAAACCCTGTCCACATCAACAATGTAGCGATGGTAGCGACTGTCGTATATGCGTTCGCGCTTCAGGCAGTCATAAGCATAGACGGAGATTCCCACGGTCTTCATAATCAATTCCCTTTCTGGTTTTGTGAGGTTTTCCTTCCTCTTTACAAGTATATAATAGCACTTTCAGGGGCTGTTGTGAAGATACTGTTAGTTGATTTTGAGGACAAATTTTTCTACTGAAAGTTGAGTTGATAAATGCGTTATATAACGACGTTATGCATTGAATGTTGTTTATATGTGAGGTTAGTGGTGACTAATAGGCAGATAGTTATAACTAACTACCAGACGTTGGGGAAAATG